AAAGGTGACAGAGAGTATGGTACTAGATGCTGTAAAAGATATGCTGAGTCTTAAAATAGAAAAGAAGATGGAGCTTGAAGATAAGATTCAAAAGTATTTTAAAAGCGAAACGACCGAAGGAGACGGAGAAGGTGAAGAAGAGTCTGAAGTAAATGTTTCAGAAGAATATTACGAAAGAAAGGTTGTTTATAATTCATTGAAGTCTCAATCAGACCTAGTGGACATGTTGGCTTCAAGTGAAATTGATACGCCTGTAAAAATTGTCTATTTAATGGATTTGTTGGATTCTAGCTTTCCGCCATTGGAAGGAGACCAAGTCACCTTTATCGGCTCTACCTTTGTAAATTACGGCGAAGAACTTCCAACTCTACAGCACTGTATCTGCGTGAATCAGTCCGAGACAATTGTACAGACTCATACATTGGAATGTTATTCGACGGAAAAAGAAGCCATTTTGGCGTGGACCGAATTAATTCGCAAAGAGGACCCCGACATTATTATCGGATACAACATCTTTGGTTTCGATTACAAGTTCATGTTTGAAAGAGCGTCTGAATTAGACTGTGTTGAAAAATTCATGGATTTAGGAAGAAATTTGGAGTACTGTATTGAGCCAGAAGAATCCAAGATTGTATTGGCTTCTGGTCCATACGATTTGACACGTCTTCATATGTCGGGTCGTTTACAGATTGATATGTATACCTATATGCGTAAGGAATTTAATTTGTCCTCCTATAAATTGGACTATGTTGCAGGATACCTGTTAAGCGATTCGGTAAAAGGCTATGAAAATGGTTCAGAAACGTGCAAGATTATTACAAAAAATACAAAGGGGCTTGAATCAGGGTCCTATGTACATTTTGAAATTATCAATAATTCATGTGATTTATATGAAGACGGTAAAAAATTCAAGGTTCTCGAGGTGTTAAAGGACGGCTTTATCATTGACTCGACCATCGACGTTATCGAAAAAATAAAATGGGGAATGGCAAAGGATGACGTGTCTCCGCAACAAATTTTCGAAATGACGAAAAAGGGTCCAGCTGAAAAGGGGATTATTGCAAAGTACTGTATTCAGGATTGTAACTTGGTGCATCACATTTTCCAAAAGGTTGACGTATTAACAACGTTTATTGAAATGAGTAAGTTGTGTAGCGTACCAATTGACTTTCTGGTCATGCGTGGACAAGGTATCAAAGGCACAAGTTATGTTGCGAAAAAATGCCGAGAGAATGATGTGCTTATGCCTCTTATTTCCAAGGGTAACATGGGAGATGCTTATGAAGGTGCCATTGTTCTTGAGCCAAAGTGTAATCTTTATTTAGAAGACCCTGTCGCATGCGTCGACTACGGGTCTCTGTATCCATCGTCGATTATAAGCGAAAATTTATCACACGACAGTAAGGTTTGGACAAAGGAATATGATTTGGCAGGGGATATAAAAAAAGACGATGCAGGCAAGGATATGATTACGGGGACTAGAAATCTTGCAGGCGAATTTGTTTATGATAATTTAGAAGGATATAACTACGTGGATGTAAAATACGATACTTTTGCCTATCGAAAAACAGGCAATAGTGCAGCAGTAAAGGTGTTAACTGGATACAAAGTTTGTAGATTTGCACAATATCCTGATAATAAAAAGGCAATTCTACCTTCTATTTTACAAGAGCTTCTCTTGGCTCGTAAGACCACTAAAAAGCAAATGGAAAAAGAAACAGACCCTTTCAAAAAGAATATCTTGGATAAGAGACAGCTAAGTATCAAGGTCACTGCGAATAGTTTATATGGTCAGTGTGGAGCAAAAACCAGTACCTTTTATGAAATGGACGTGGCGGCGTCCACTACCGCAGTAGGAAGGAAGCTCCTTATTTACGGAAAAGAAGTTATTGAAAATGTCTATGGCGATGCAATGGTCGAGACAAAATACGGGCCGATGAAAACCGCAGCCGAATATATCTATGGAGATACAGATTCCATCTTCTTCACCTTTAACCTTACACAAAATGGCGTAAAATTAGAACCACAAAAGGCTCTAGAAGTTACGATTGAATTGGCGCAGGAAGCCGGTCATTTGGCAACCATGTTTCTGAAAAAGCCTCATGACTTGGAATACGAAAAGACATTTCTACCGTTTTGTCTCTTGTCCAAGAAAAGATACGTGGGCATGTTGTACGAGTATGACCCGACCCAATGCAAGCGTAAGTCGATGGGCATCGTTTTAAAAAGACGAGACAATGCCCCTATCGTGAAAGATGTCTACGGTGGAATTATTGACATTTTAATGAGAGATAAAAATATCGATAAGTCGATTGAGTTCCTACACAGCATGCTTTCTATGATTTCAGATAAAAAGGTACCGATTGAAAAATTAATTATAAGTAAATCCATACGGTCCTTTTATAAAAATCCGAAAGCAATTGCACATAATGTTTTGGCGGAAAGAATCGGGGTGAGAGACCCCGGAAATAAACCATCTCCAGGCGACCGTATACCGTATGTTTACATTGTATCGAGTGCAAAGCTGCAGGGAGATAGAATTGAGACGCCGACGTTTATCAAAGATAATAAGCTAAAGATTGACTACGGGTTTTATATATCAAACCAAATCATGAAACCTGTGCTACAGATATACGGTTTGGTTTTATACAAGATGAAGGAATTTAGACGACGAAAGACATCCTTTATGAATGAACTCGACACGTTAAAAGATACCATGGAATACGACAAGTTTGTAAAAAAATCGCAACAAATGATTAATAAAGAGGTTGAAAAAATATTGTTTGAATCTTATCTACGAAAGGATAAAAATATAAAAGCTGGTAATTCAGCGATTACGTCGTTCTTCAAGGCTTAAGATACCAATTAATGGATAAGTAATCCATGACTCTCGAATTCATATTTGTATCGATGGACTTCAAGTTTGGTCCCTTACCATAGACGTTTTGTATCTCTTCGTAATTTAACGCATGATTATAATAACGCAACGAGGATATGAAACCTGAAAATCCTTCCCCCGAGTCTCCAATTATGGTATCGTAATAGTTTTGTCTCGGCAAATTAGTAAATGTTTTTCTTTGTGTTAGTACACCATTAATATAAATATCTGCGGTTTTATTCTCCACTCTCATGGTGGCGCATACCCATTTTTTAACAGGTATATTATGTATGGTAATCGACTCAGCATATTCTGTATTACTTTCACTATTTTTGAAGGTATTTACGACAAAATAAAGATTTACATTGGTATTATTTGTGGTAGCCGGTTTTGCAGTCGCTAATACACCTGAATTTTCTTGTTGGGTTAAAAATAGACCGGGCGATGCATTCACTATTTTTTTATTGACACCGTTTGCCAAAAGGGGATTTATCCCTGTTGTAACAGAATCCTCATTTCCTTTTGAAAAGATACGTTGATAAGAAAGAGGGTCAGTGTTTAATTTATCTACATAAAACCATACGTTCCATGTAAATTCCAAACCATATTCTTCATTTACAGACCTTAAAATAGGTACAGATTTTTCTACGTTTGGATTAGAAGATACAATTTTTGTATTATTTGATAAAACCATTCCGTCAATAATAAAAGGGTTTGGATTATCTCCCACCCATTTTTGAATAAGCTGGACCCCAAAATTAAATAATATAATAAAAAGCAAGAGGATAAGAATAATAAAAACAAATCGGCTAATCGCTGTATTGGATTCAGCAAACCCCTTTATTGCGGTACCGGCACTAGCGAGTGCGGCAAACCTAGAGCTGGTCGATACTTTTTCTTTTACCTCAGATACCTTCTCAGTAACTTTTTCCGAGACATTATTTTTTATATTCACCACACCATTCTTTATTTTTTCTCCCATTACCTTTGTTTTTTCAATTGCATTTTTGACTTGACCTGATAAGGTTGCATTGGTTTTTAAAGAATTGAATGTATTTTTTACTCTGTTTGTAATATTTTTTCCTTTGTTTGAATTACTCATTTATATTACATTAGAATATAATTACCGACTACATTGTTATCTTGGTAAAAAGTAAAGGTTGCGTTATATCGATTCAATAAATTGCCTAATAAATTATCACTAAAACCAGCCTTGTAGATATCCCATGCTTCTTGTGGGGAGACTATTTTATTGTAATATTTTGCATTTGATATTTGTCCAGAAAATCCGGTATTTCCTTTGCACAAAGTGACGGGACCTTGTTTAGAGGGTACAAAAAGAGGTTCGCTATGTATTTGTGTATCTGTTAATTTACCATTGATATAGGTATCCGTATTATTTGTGTCAAAACATACCGTGATATTTACCCATTTTTGTATATTAATATTTGGAATGGTAATCGTATTTGTTTTTGTTTGCGTTCCATTGTTGGCTTTAACGTCGTACTTTATAATTAAATTATTTTCATAAGAATCCAGTGCAAGGGTCGTTGGACTTCCTCCATCTCTTACATAGTACATGACGTTTTTACTGTTTCCAAATCCTGCATTCCAGTCCTGTATATAAACCCATATTGACAAGGAAAAGGTTGCAGTCACGACAGGAAGCCTATCTGCTGGATAGACAATTTCCGAGTTTGCAGCCTTTGGTGAATCCAAGACATTTTTATACGATTTAAACAAAGATAAATTACTTAAAATAAATATCGCCAAAAGTGCTAAAAATACAATTAATATCATCTTTATTTTGCCGTGTACTTGGTCTGTGTAAACTAGATAAACACCTACAATAATAATCAGAATGACAATGATTGAAGATAACGAGCTAACTTCCATTATATTACTATAATAAATTAAATAGGTGTAGAATTCTTATGAAAAGTTTTATAAATAGAATTTATTTTAGACGCCGTTAGAGGTATATTATAATATTTCATGTTGCAGATACCACCGACATTACTATTGTCGGAAGAACCCACAATTAACATTTCTTGTGGAGACATAACAGGAAGCAAATTTCTGCTGGATACTAAATTATTATTTATAAACAAATCAAATTTACCGTAGCTATAATTCATGACAATATGATTCCATCTTTGATACAAAACCGTATTTGTTCTATAAAGAATATCCTTCTTCTTATTGTTTATTTCTACGGTTAATTCGCTCGTGGAAGGAGTGTAATAAAGTGATGGTTTTAAACCAAAGGTTAAAATGGTTTGTTTATCCACACAGCTATCTAAAGTATTAAAATATACCCAAAAAGAGATTGAATAGTGATATAGATTCCCACTTTCTTTTGTAATTCCCAGTAAAATAGAAGGTGCTGATAAAAGTGTATATCCCGTTGCACCTACAGCCGAATATAATATTTGCATCTTATCTACTACATTCAATAATTCTGGATGTTTCAGAACTAAATAAGAAATGTACGCTCTTAAAAGTTCTGGACGATTATCCCATAAAAAAGCTAGACCATTGATATCGCTTTGTATTTGAGGGTCCTGTCCTGTTAATTTATTTAAAATTCCCTGCTCTGTGGATTGTAAATAATTATACCATGCATTTACGGTTTGAACATCTTCATTTTGTACCGAGGTAAAGTGTTCTTTAAATGATGATGCAGGTACTATCTTATTTGCAGATACTCTATTTGCAGATATGTCATTTACAATAGTTTGATATTGATTGATTATCTTTGTTAAATTTGCTGAAATATCACGCTGGTTTGCGGATAAATCCGGTAAACGTTTTACTTGTGTATTTGACGATATATCTAGATTGATAGACTCTAACTGTAATAGCAAAGTCTGTGTCCATCTATCATAAAAAGGAAGAGAGTCCATTATTTTTTCATTTAAATCATTGCGTGATAAAGAAACAATATTTGTATTTAAATATACGGGTGTTGTGATAAGGGTAATTCCGTCATTTTTATACATTTGTCTTCCTATTTCTGGTATGGCATACATAAAAAGAATATAGACAATCAAAATGATAAACAAGATAAAGGTTGTCGTTGGTGTGTCATTGTAGTCCTTTTTTACATAATCAATAAAGTCTGTCAACAAACACGGGATATACATGATGATATCTTTTGCCAATTGTAGCACAGGATTATCAATCGTACCTGTGGACGAATATTGATTTAATAATGCTAAAACAATAATTAATAACCCTAATGTTCCCCATAAGGAATAGCTTAATAAGAAAACAGATGAATTTATAAATAAACGATACAGATAATATGTAACAAATGCGAATATAATTAAAAGAATTACAAATTTAAAATACTTTACAAAATAAAAGGAAAAGTCGGTAAACAATTCACCTACTTGTTTATTAGGAGATTTCAAGTGTCTTTCCATAAAAATGATGGCGGCAAATATGATGAAAATATAGAGAACGATAAGTGGTATTTTAAAAAGACTTACAATATGGTAAGGGTTTGCATAAAATATATAATAGCCAAGAGCGAGAATAATAAATAATACCCCAAAAATAATATTCTTTGCTGATAAAGCCATTGTTATACTATTAGATTAAATATTCTCCATGGAAGTTTTTTCTCCGTGACAATTTCGACATAAGGCGACTAAATTATTAATGTCATTTGTACCGCCTTGGTCAAGTCTTTTTACATGGTCCACCTCAAACCAAGCTGTAAGCTGCTGTCGGCATTTTTGACACTTCCAATTTTGATGGGACGCTACGTATTTCTTTTTTGTCTCACTCACGCTTCTTTTGTTAGAGTGTTTGCCGGAGGTTTCAATTCTTTGAGACGCTGCATCTTTTCCAGTTAAAAGAGGATTGATTAAATCCTTTGTGGACCTATCCATGGGAACTACATTTATGTATTGTTTTAGAGCATTCATCATCGACCAACTTTCACTTGGATTTCTGTTCATAATAATTAAAAGACCCATTGCCATGACAGCAATCAATCCTATTTTGTAATATTTTGTGTATTGTTTAAAGTTATTTATAATAAAGTTATCATAATAGGTATTATAAATAAGACCTCCTGTAATTAAAAGAATCGCAAATTGCGGTGTCATTTAATTTTATAAATATAAAAAAATATCAAAAGAACTATCAATATAAAAAATAGGTGGTGTGTTCGGCGCTGTTTATAAGAATCGTCTTTCGGTATGATTTCGCTTTTGTATTCAGCATATTCCTTTATGTGATTCTTTTTTATGGTATTAAATTTTTTATAAAGCAAATAGCCATATTCATTCATAGATTCATTTTTATCATAATAACAATGAATCGGATTTTTTACGATAATATCGAATAAAATACTCTGGTCTTCTTCTTGCATAAAAAAGGGGACGGCATTTATTAATTCGGATATTTTTTTTTTATTTGGCTTAGAGGGTTGATAAAAATGACATGCGTATCTTATATAATGAAAGACGCAATCACTATTCATTTAATATATAATATAAATATAATTACCTCTATAATTTAATTATATGGACTCAAAAAAATATTTATGTAATAATTGTGGTAATTATGGTCATCTTTTTTACAACTGTAAAAAGCC